AAATTGATTTTCTATTCTGTGAATTTTGTCATGAGTCTGCTTTTGCATAATTCTGCAAAGCTTTTCATGATCTTCTATTTTTTGTAATGCGTTTTTAGCCATTAAGTTATTCTCCTCGCAGCAATTACTTTTTCTTCAGGTGATAGTAAAGCTTCTTGTGTTCTTGTCAAGTTAGTATTTGGATTTACATTTGCTTGTGCTGTTTGTACTACAGGCATTGCCATATTAGGTAATGGTGGTGTTTGTATAGATGCGTCACCAAATATATTTTTAATATTATCAAAATTAATCAATGGTTCCTTTGGTTGTTCTATTGTTGTTTCTTTGGGTTCAACAACATTTAATTTTTTATTTTTATATTCTCTTACAATTTTTTTAAAATCTAGTTTAGGATAAAAATAATTTCTGTTTGCTATTTCATTATTTTCTCTTGCAAATTTTTGTGCGTCTTTTAATCTTTTATCCATTCTACCTTCAAATCCTGTGTATGGAATGTTTTGACCTCTTAATAATTTAAATGCATTTTTAGAAGATATACCTCTATCTTTCATAACTTTAAGTAAATCACTTCTTTTAGCTCCAGCTGCAAGTGCATCTTGTAATACAATATAAAACTCTCTGTTAACTTTTAATTTTTCATCTTGTATTTGCCTAAACTCATTTGCTAAAACTTCTGGTCCTCGTTGTCTAAAGTTTTGTAGACTAAATAATTTTTCTGTTGATGTAACTAATCTAGATTTTTTATTATAGTCGGTAACTTTATATTGCATACTTCTTGGCACATCTACGTTAATTATTCTAACACCAGATAATAATGCGAGTAATTCATCCATTAAATTTGCAGGAGTTCCCCCTCTTTTAATATCTCCTTGAAGTGCTTGATATGTTTTATCGACAGTTGTAACAGCTCCTGGTTCAACACCTCTAATAATATGTACTAAACTTTTTAAAATTTTTTCACCACCTGAATCTGTTGGTGAATAAACTAAAGCTCCTGTTTTTGTAACACCACCTCTATTACCAAGAAATAATTCTGCTGGTAGTACATCAGTAAATCTTTCAAGAGCAATTGATTGAGTTAAAAAAGGATCTACAAGAGTTCTTATTGGTCCTTTATCGCCAAAAAATAAATCAAATACAATAGAATCTACATCTTGTTGTTTTAATTTACCTTCCTCTATTGTTTTAAACAAAGCTTCTATTGGTTGTGTTACAACATCATAAGGACTAAAGTATGAAAAGTTTACGGCTTTACCTACACCATCTTTCCACTTGTTTATTGGTAAGATAGTTGCTCTTGAGTTCCATGGTGCAGCTAGACTTCTTTTATATGCTTCTAGTTGTTCTATTGTAACTCCAGATAAACCACTTGCTAAACCTAATGCTCCTTTTGATGCACCACCTAAAACTGTGTAAGCACCTAATAGTCTTCTAAGACCCATTTGTCTCATTTTAGGATTTGCGGATGTTGCTTCTTTTGCACCTATAGTTAAAATATTAAATGTAGTTCTAATCATTTCTGCAGGGAAAGATACAAAGTTACCAAATGGTAATTTTCTTAAATTTTGTATTACCTCTGGTACTTTACTGTATGTTGGATATGTATTTCTAATATACCACGCAGCAGCTTCTTCAGTTGCCTCATCCAATGTTTTTAATTTACCAGCGTTTACACCAAAGTTATTTCTTTTCATAAAATCTCTTCCAACTATTTCTTTGTACCATTTACCCACATCATCTAAGTTATTGAACAACGGTTTTAATTGTCCAGTCACATAAGTGTGACCATACCACTTCCATAAGTTATCACCACCTGCATATACTCTTGTTGCAGTTTTACCAAAGTTACTTAATTTTTGTCCAACGTTTTGTGCAAACTCATCATTCATAGCAAACTTACCTTCTGACAATGAACGTATTAGCTTATCTAAACTTGTAATTCCTCTTGTATCTTTTATCTCTCTAAGAACTGCTTGTAGTTCTGATGCTACAATGTTTTCATCAATAACACCTAGTTCTATTTTTCTTCTTATGTTATTAAAAAATTGTTCTTCGTTTATTACCTTACCTGCACCAAATATATCATCAGCTACCATTTTGATTGCTTCAGGAACAGATGCTCTACCACCTATGTGTCCGTTTGCTAAGGGAAATAGACCAGCAGATGTCACGTTTCTAACCTGTGTCACAGGAGATAGAACTGTTTTACCATATTGAGCTGCTACTTTTAATTGTAAAAGATTTCTGTAAAAACCAGATTGTATCCATCTATCTAAACCTTTATTGGTCCCTCTAAATGCTTGCACTAATTCAGGTGTTGCAAAAAGTTTTGACATATTTGATTTCATTAAACCTAGACTTTTTAAATCACCTATCTTTTCAGTATCAAAAAATCTTTTGTTTTTTGCAATATCTGCATTTTCAAACAACCATCCCTCTTTTTTACCTATATCTGCTAGTTTATCCATAGACATTTTATTTATAGATTGTGTGATCGCATTATTGGATGTCAACAAAACAGAGGATCTTAAATTATTTTCTTCACCCAATAATTTTTTAATTGCATCTGGCAACTCATCGCCTGTTCTAATTAAAGTATCTAATCTTAAATCTTTCTTTGCTATTCTTCTTATAACATTTAATGGATCTGCACCATCTTGTTTTCCGGCTCTAAGTATGCCATCTACAACTGTTTCTGCAGACTCCTTTAAAGCCTGTTCATTTGACATCTTTGATGTTTTTAATGTTTTGATTGCAGATTCTCTTATATCTTTATTTACTTTTGTAACATTATTTAAAACCCAATTTACTGCACTATCTTTTATTTTTTTATCTGGTTGATACGCAGGATTTGTAAATATAGAAAAAGATCTACGCATGTATGATTTTAAATTTTTTAAAACGTATTGTTTTAAATCACCTTCAGGCAATAAATTTCCAAAATTTTTTTTAAGTCTTGCTAACTCATCACTTAGTCCTTGAGCCGTAACTTGTAATTCTTTTGGTAATGCAGACTTTTGTGTTTGTCCTTTTAAAAAAGATAACACTTGATCAAGATAATAGTCCTGACTTGCTTTGGATGTAGTATTTGTATTGTATTGACCTTCAAAACTTTTAGCTAAAGCATATGCTTTTTTTTCAATAGATTCTAAATATTTTTCTATTTTTCTTTGATCGCCTTTGATGGCTCTTTTTGCATCAGATGTTATTTGATAACCAAGTCCTGTCTGTTTACCGAGTGATCTAAAATAAGATAAAAAGTTATCTAATCGTCTTAATTTTCTTTCTACAGGATCTAAACTATCTGTTGAAAATAATCTCCATTTTGCAAACTCTGGTAATTGTTTTTTAGGATTACCAGTAATAACTGTAGACAAAGCTTTATCTATTACAAAGTTACTTGCGTTTCTTATTTTTCTACCAACAGGCGCTGGCATTGCTTTTGCTCCAAGATAAGCGATTGGTGTTACAACACCCTTGTCTATTGCTTTTAGACCTATACCAGCCACTTTAGCTCCAGGTTTTAGTAATCCATATTTTATACCCAAACCAAGTGGTTTACCCAATAATGTAAAACCTGCACCAAATGCAGCACCTTCTGCACCATATCTCACTCTGTTTTTTATTCTAGCTAATGCAAGATCACTTCCTGACAACCCTTCTGTGTCTATTAAAGGTATTGCTGTGCTTTCTCTGTCAGGTTCTGATGCAATAAAATCTGTAGCTGCAAATGCAGTTGACATATAACCAATTCTTTTTGCTGCATTAATTGCTTTGTCACTTTTCTTTTTTACTTTTCTTGCTTTTGATAATGCTTTGACTCTGTTTAATACTTTAAATACAGCACCACCAGGCGCACCATATTGTGTTAATAATTTTACAACTTCTCCTGTAAGTGTTTCAGGATTTTTAATTTTGTTTTCTTCGTAAACTTTAGTAAGGTCTTCTGTTAATGTTGTTTCTTTTCCTGCAAGACTAGCACCTAAATCAATACCAGATGTTAATAAATCACCGATAGCATAACCTAAATCTTGAGCACCACCAAATAAACCTTTCTCCATGTCTTCAAAAAAATCTATGTAATCTTTTTCTTTTGGTTTATCTCTACCCTTTGCAAGATCCGTGATCCTTGGTAGCTTGTCATCCATCAATGTTTTTATTTGATAGTTTCTTAATGGAGTATTACTCATTGTTGCAAGTAAGTTAGCAGCACCCTCCCATGTAAACTTTACGGGCTTGGTTCTCTTATTAAGAGTATTTTCTACTATCTTTCTAGCAGTATTTTTTTCTATTTGTGAGGGTTGTTTTTTAAGAAATGGTTCAGCCATTTTAACCCTCCTGCGGTAGAGTCAAAGTTACGTCGTATTGTTGGTTAAATTGATTTACATCTTGTTGAGTTCTAATTTCTGCAAAATCTAATAGAGCTTGTTTGCTGTTAGCTAACAGTTGAACAATTTGATTAGATATAGAGTTTGGTAATCTAGATCTTAACTCTGCGTACGTTAAATCTTGTGCTGGTGATTCTTGCATAGTTTGTGATGTTTGTTGAGGAGCTGCCATACCAGTCATACCACCCACATAGTATCCTGCTCTACCACCATCGGCCATGCTTTGTAAAAATTTAAATTGTTCTAATGCTGCTTCAAATGCTTCTTGGTATTTCATACCTTTAGCCATATTTGAATCAATTATAGTATTTAATTGATCTGTTTGATCTAAAGCACCAATCTTTTCAATTAGTGAAGACTCTTTTAATATGTTTGATTTAATCTCATCAATAGAGCGTAATCTAACTTCTATTTGTTTAATTCTTTGTTTTTGTTCTGCTGTTCTATCATTTGTTAAAACACCTAATAATTCTGATTGTTCAGTTCGTAATGCAAGTTTTTCATCGTCAAGACTTTTAATTAAATTTGATGTTTTTACAGCTGCACCTGGGTCATAACTTTTACCTGATACTCCATATTTCTTTTGAAATTTATAATCTTCTTCTAACAATGTAATATCGTTTTTAAGTTCTTCTGCTCTTGCAAGAGAAGCTTGATCTCCTTTTTTTTCTAAAAGATCTATTTCATTTTTAAGTTCCATTCTTTTTTCTTCAAAACCAGCATCTATTAATTTTTGTTGTTGTGTTGTTTTAAAGTCCTCACTTATAACATCACCTAAGATTGCTTGATCTAATTGTCTTTGATCAGATATTTCTTGTGCTCTTGTGGCTTGAAATTGTTTAAAAGGATCTTGAGCAGCTACAGCAGCTGTTTGAAATATATTACCTTGTGGTGATTGAGCTAATAAATTTAAACCAAAATTTGTTAAAAAAGATGAAGCAGATCCTGGCATAAAACCTGATGGTTGAGGTCTTAATTGATCAAACATTGCTTTTCTTTGTTCAAACTCATCAGTTAATCTTTGAACACGTTCTCCTTTATTATATTGTTGTCTTGGTTGATCTAAACCAGATGTAATGCCTTCTGCTGCACCACCCATTCTAAACATCGGTCTTTTTAATACTCTATTCATATTAATTTTTTTTAAACGGGTTTAAAGTAAAATCTCCTGCAAATTGACCTGGTTTACTAAATGCACCATAAACACCTGCAAGTGTTGTACCAACACCTAATGCAGTTTGTAATGGTGTAGGGTTAGGTATGTTTGTTGTTTGTGTTTGACCAGGATAACCACCCATGATTCCTGTTACTTGTGCAGCGTATCTATCTAACTGTTCTTGTGGTAAAAACGCTGCTTGTCTTGTTGCTTCTCTTTGTGCATCAAGTCGAGCTTGTTCTTGCGCTTGATTCAATGCGCCCAATGAACCTAAACGTGAAATGTTTGTTCCAAGAACACCTTCTTGTGCTTGTCCAAGAACTGCTTGTTGACCTGCAAGTCCAGATCTAAATTGTCCTAAATTTTGTGTAGCTCCAGCTATACCTGCTTGTTGACCACCAATACCTGCTTGAGCTTGACCTAATCCTAATTGTGCTTGACCTATACCAAACTGATTAGCAATGTCTTGTTGTCTTGCAGCTTGTGCTTGTTGAAAGCCTTGTTGTCTTAAACCTGCATCTAACAATAAACGTTCTCTCGCAGCCCCTGTGCCAAACTCAGCGAGTTGCACTCCCGCTCGACCACTGCCGAGCGCACCCAAAGCGGTTTGTTGATCTCTTATTTGCTGTTCTTTAATAGCTGTATTACGATCAAATTCATCTAAACTTGCTTGAATAACTTGAGCTTGATAAGGGGACATGTATTCGTCCATTTGTGCAGTAGTTGCTGGACCTGTAGGTATACCAGTTAATGTTTGTCCAGCTGTTCCTAAAGTTCCTAGTCCAGTTCCTAATGTTTGTCCAGCTGTTCCTAACTGTCCAAGAGTCATGGTTCCTAATCCTGAAGCAAGTTGTGCTTCTTGTTGTGCTTGATTTAAGAATGGTTGAAAAGATGCAAGTCCAGTTGTTCCTGCTGCACCAGTTGCTAAATTTTGTGCTTGTTGTTGTAATGCTGTTTGACCTGCAACTGTTGGTGCAAGTCCAGATAAATTTTGTTGTCTAGTTGTAAATCTTTGAGCTGCACTTTGTCTTGCTGCAAAATCTGCATCTGTTTCACCTGGTTGTCTGGATATACCAGCAATACCAGTTGATACTACAGGTACCCCTGATTGTGCTACAACTTGTGTTGCTAGATCTTGTCCTAGATCTTGTACGAATTGTGCAGGTAAATTTTGTACGGTTTGAACAGCCATTATAATACTTCCTCTAATCTTTGTGATGTTTGAAACATTTTTCGAGCGCCTTCTATGCCTTGCGATTCTTCAGATACTTCACCTCCGGCCTCGAGGTTCTTCATCATGTTATACATGACTTCTGCGCCTTTGTCTATATCTCCTTCACCAGCATTTCTTACAGCATCAGCTGTAAATACAAATTCATTTTTAGATAGTCTAGCAGGCACATCGTCAGCTCTTTCCATTCTACCTATAGGTACAAATCCACCTTCTTGTCTTAAATCCATTTCTTTGCCATCCATGTCTAATAAAGGCATAGTTTTTTTAGCAACTGGCTCAACGTCTCCACCTTCAGCCATAAATCTTGTTGCTAAGTATTTTTCAGGATTAGCTTCTATTTCTTGAATGTCTATTCCAGTTTCATCTGCAATTAATTGTGCTTGTTTTTTTTGTTCTGGTGTTAATAATCCTGCTACTGTTGATACTAGTGAAATAGCTTTAAAAGGATTTAACTCACCACCAAAACCTAGTAGACCTGATGATCCTGGTGTCATATAACCTTTTACAGTTGGACCCATAAATTGTGGAGCTTTTCCAAAAGCTATGTTTTTTAAACCTTCTCCACTAAATATATTTCTTAAACTATCTCTTGCAAGAAATTTAGATGGACTCATAATACCTCTAAACATACCACCTAAACCAGATCCTCCTGCTAAATTACCAAGTGCACCTGTACCTGCGTATAATAATGCAGCTCTACCTATCGGTGATTTTGCAATTTTTTTAATACCGCCTGTAATTTTTTTAACAAGTTTACCAAGACCATACATCTGTCTACCCATATCATCTAGTTGTCCATCAGCTAAACCACCCATGATACCACCATCTGCTGCAAATCTTCTTAATATTAAATTTGGATCTTCTTCAGGTAACACTGTTTCAGAAATAGGTTCTAATGCTTGTGCTAATAGTAATTGATTATCATCTTCATCGCTTACAGGATCTGTTAATCTTTCATTCATAAATTGTCTATAATTTTCTAAAGTAAGTGGACCATCAAAATTTTGTTTAAAAAAATCTATGTTTGCTTTTAAAGCTTTATTTCTAATAGGATTTAAAAGATTTAAACCTAAGTTTATAATACCAGGTTCAGTTCTTTTTGATACTCCTTCGTCATACAGTTTATTTAAAGCATTTTCTCCCATTTGTGTTCTTGCTGATTCATATTGTTCAGCAGTTGGTTCTTTGTCTGGTGTAGTTTGAAAAGTAGCTCCTCCAGCTGTTACTGTAGGTGTTTCTTGTTCTGATCTTTCAACGTTAAGCTGTGACGCATCAGCTCCACCTTTTAGTCCGATACGTCCACCGTCTGCTGCAAAATCATATTGACGTGGACTAATAATTTGTGAGGGATCTACTTTAGGTGGCACTCCTTTAGGGTAAATATCCATAAAATTTTCATAATTTTGTTTTGCTAAATCTTTAAAAATTTGACCAAGACCATATTGACTTATAAAATTTTGGTCTTCTTCTGTAAGATTACTTGTTCCATCCATTCTATTTTTAATATTAAAATCATCTGGTTTGTATCTATTTAAAATATCAAAATATTTTTGTTGATTTTTTTTTCTTACATCAGTTAAAAATCCTCTATTTGTAAAATTTTCTGGTGGTATTTTGTTAATTATAGTAGGTGGTTCTTTAGGTTCATCTCCTCCGACGCTTGGTCCAGGACTAATATCTTTAGATTTTGAACTTAATGCTAAACCTCCACCTGTAGAGTCATACTTAGATCTTCTACTACCATTAACAAGACCTATACGTCCACCGTTTGCTAATAATTGTTTATATTGTTGTGCGTTAGTTATGGCCATCTTACTATTCTATTTTGTTTTTCCAAATAAATCAAGGCTAGGCATCATTAGAGTTACATCTTTTTGTATATCATCTGGTGATATACCTTTAGACTTCCACTCATTGTCATTCTGATACTCTTCGCCTGTCTTTTTGTTTGTTATCTTTTCTATAATTTTATCTGGTGTTATTGTTGGTATATTTTCCATTATGTTGTTATCTCCTTCTTAATATTTAAATAGCTAATTGCTACGTCAAATGAGTCTGTAGTACTAGCTAAAACTGTAAAGCTATCTCCTCCCTCTACCACTAAAGGCTGAGTTAGTAATTCTGTGGTTACGTTAGCAGTTAAAGCCGCAGATTTCATAGCTGTAATACTGTTGTTTGTAATAGTAACAGTTGGTGTGCCTGCAGATGTAACTAAAATAGATTTAATAACATATGTTTCACTAACTAAAGGATTCCCTGTTCCAAATGGACTTAGGGCACTTCCACTAGTGCTATTATCTATTCCTACAAATTTAAATTGATTAGCCATTAGTTTATAAAAAAGTTAAACGCTTCTATTTCGTCTTTTAATTCTTCTTGAAACGTTGAGTTTAGTTTTTCTACAATAGCATCTAAATCTCTAGTTTGTGACTCAGCTATTGTATAGTCATATTGTTGAGAAGGTCTAGTTATAACTTGCGCTATCTTTGCCATTATCTACGTCCATCCGGTTGTATATCTAATCTAAAAGTTCCTAATCTCCAACTTTGACTAGATCCTGTATTTTCTATTTTTAATGATACAGCTCTGGCTCTTGCACGTGTATCTACTTTAGTTGTAGATGATGTGATATCAAATGGTCCAAGTGATGAACTAGATTGTGAACTATTAGGGTAATTTTTTAATTGTAGTGTAATTCTAGTCGTTCCTGTTTGTGATATAAAATCAGGTACAAATCTACTTATCTTCATTAAAAACTCACCATCTCCTCTAAGATCTGCGATGCCTGTTGATTGCCCTGTTATACCTCTACGTTGACTTATATCATAATCTCCAGATTCTATGTTAGCTGTAATAGCAGTTATAGTTCCATTTCTATTTTGATCTGTCCCTGTTTCGTGTTCATAGTAACTTGTTCTGCCTTCGGTGTTTCCTATAACATCAAATGATGTATCTGTATCAGCATCATAAGCTAGTGCATGTGGTAAACCAAATACTGCAGAATCTCTCCACATTGTTCTTGCTAAACTACCAACTGACCATACAGGTCTTTGTGGTGAAGAATCAAAATAGTTATATGTAACTTGTTTATTAACTACAGAAGATCCCGTTGTTGGATAAAACCAAATGACTTCACCAAATAAATTATTCAATCCTGCTGATACCATTTGGTTACCAGAATCTAAGTTTATATTGTCGTAAACAAAATCTTCTACCAAACAAGGTAATGATTCTAATTTACCTGCGTATCTAAAGAAACCATTTTCTGACATCCAATAAGCAGCACCATCTACTTCTACACATGCATTCTGTCCAACCAAACCGCAGTTAGTACCAACTTGTGCAAACGCAAATGTAAACGGCTGACCGACAAAACGTTGTGTGAATAATGCTGTGTCAGTCCAAACATAAATTGCATCTCTACCTCTGATTGCTCCCATGATCTGTGATCCGTCAGCCAGTCTTTGTGTACCAGCTGTATTGGTTGCTGTAGGTGTGTATGTATTTATATCTTCTTGATCAGAGAATCTAATAAACATATCATCTTGTGATGACGTTGTTCCAATAGTTGTTTCTGTTCCAAAAAATACTAAGTGACGATCCGGTGTAGATACTAGCATATGACGTGATGCAGTTGGTGCACCAGATATAATTGTAGCTCTTGTAGCTGTAGCATTTGATGCACTTGAATCCCATTCAAAACATGCTCCATCGTGAATTAAACAAATAGCCTTATCTCCAAAATTATCTAATGACCACATGCCTGGTTCAAGGACCAAGTCTCCTGATGCAGCCTCACCCCAAGCAACATAATCTGATGTATTAGTAACTGTTGCACCATTACTATGAGCTGCTTTTGATGTTCCTCTAACTCCTCTTGTAATACCAGTTAAGTCATTACCAGAAACACCTGTGTATGATATTTCTTCTGTTCCCACTAATATAAAGTTAGTACCTGAAGATGGAAAGTTAGTTGTGCTTGTTAATGTAATAGAAGTTCCTGATCCACCAGTACCAGCGGTGTCATTTAATAAAGCACCGTTTAATGTTGTAGTAACAGGACCAGTTGCTTCACCACCCCAAGAACCTAAACCATAACCAAATCCTTTTGCTTGTACAGCTGGACCTACTGTATAATATTTTTTTATTCTTATACCACCTGATGTTGTTGCACCAGATCCAGATTCGTTTGATCCCATGGTAATTGTTATAGTTGTGTTAGTTGGTGTAGTTGTAACCATAAATTTTTTATCGTCAAAATCTGATGCACTGTAATTAGATCCTGTTATAGTTGTAAAATTATCCATTAATAGTATATCTCCTACAACTAAACCATGAGCACTAGCATAAGTTATTGTAACAGTAGGTGATCCGTTAGTTGTGCTAAATGCACTAGTAAGTGTTGTAGTAGATTGAATAGGATGGATGTCATAAAATACACCACCAGAATATGCATATAAAATTCTGTTTGTTCCAATAATTGCATATTTTCTAGATAAACTATTAATAAAATGATGAAGACCTCTTCCAGCTCCAGTTAATTCGTTTTCGTTTAGAGTGCCTAATTGATTCCAACCTCCAATTTTTTCAGGAATACCATAACGAAATCTAGCATTATCGCACCCTGTCCACTGACCTTCAGCGCCAGTCTCAGAAATTTGTTTATTTATACCTGGTTGAAATCCTATTTTTTGTAACATATATAATCCTTAAAAGGGAGCTGTGTGGTATGTGGTGAAGACACAACCCCCATTTAAGAATTATATCATCTTTTAAACCAATTAGGAAGACCTAAATGTTTACGATTGTCAAACATATTATCTTTTGCTCCTGGTGTCTTACGGTTATTGTAATGTAAAAATACTTGTGTACACCCTTTGCCTTTAAACTTCTCTCGCCAATGTTCCAACTCACAGCCTCTATAGACTAGCATGTCTCCTTGTTTTAAATCTACTTTTATACCTTTACTTTTAGTAGGTTGATAATATTGAACTTGATAAATTCCTCTTTTAGGACCATAAACATTACCTTCTTTTGAATTAGGGTTTAAATATATAGGCCAGTCATCGCCACTAAGATTCATAGTTGTAGATATTTCACAGCTAAATCTATCTTTGTGTCTTTTAAGAACATCTCCTTTTTTGTATATTCGTGCATAAGAGTATGCGGGATATAGTTTTAAACCTGTTGCTTTTTCCATGACAGGTTGACATTTAAGTAATAAAGTTTCCATGGCAATGTTTGAATACTGATGATAAGTATTAGGCACCTGTCCCTCTTGATCTTCGTACTGACCTATAATAGTTTCAAAAGGAGATATATATTTAGATTCTAGACAAGTATCATAAACTTGTTTTTGCATACTAAAATAGTTTGCAACAAAAGATGCTAATTCTTTTGATATGGCTTGACGAATAATTGTATATTTATTTTTTTTAAAAGACATATTAAAAATAATTAAAGTTAATATTTATTCTTGCTTTAACGTTTGTAGTCGATGTGCTAGAGTGTGGTTTAAAAGAATCAAAAAACAACATTCTATTTTCTACAGATTTAATTTTTTCTCCATTACTTAATATAGTACCACCATCACAACTATTTACAGAAAACAAGCAAGCCTTGTGTTTCCACGGAAAATCTTTATGCGGAGAATGAGTTTCAATTTTATTTGTTCTAGCATACAAGTTACCTTTAACTCTTATTAAAGATTTAATTTTAAGTTTTTCTAATATGGGTTTTACTATGTAAAAACATTTTGAAGATCCAATACCTTCAGCTTGATCATAAAACCAATGTTCAAAATAACAATTTAAAGATTTATTAGATTGATTAAAATTTAATTTAGACGTGTAGTACCATGGTATTTCTCTACTAAACATAAGTTTTTTTAATTCTTTAAAAACTTTATCCTCTAAAAAGTTGTCCATTATTTTATACATCTTGTCTTGCCATATCTTTTGGGACTGCTTGTAAATTCCAATGTATAAATCTAAAAGGCTCTAAACCAAAATCAATTGCATATCCGTGTTCTAAAAAACCAGGAAATATCATTAAGGTTCCTGGTTCAGGTAACAAATGAAATTGTTCATGACCTCCTTGTATAACTTCAGCAGTCGGTTTCATTTTTAATTTTGTAGCACGTGCACCGGCTCTTGGTTCATAAAAAATTGGATGTGAAGTTTTATCGCTACATTTTAAAAAATAAAAACCCGATACGTGTTGATTAGCGTGAACATGTGACGCGTGATTTCCACCACCTTTTTTAGCAAACTCTTGCACCCACATTTCAGTAAACATGGTTGTATATTGTGCCATGTCATAACCTTGTTGATCTAAATACTCCCAAGATTTTTTGCCTATATAATCTCTAAAATCTCTAAAATCATTATCGTTTACCAATGAATGTGAATGATAACTTTTTCCAAAATCACCATATTTTTTTATATATTTTTTTTTTAATGTTTTTGCTTTTTTAATATGTTTATCAGAAGCTTTGTTTAATGATTTTATATATTCTGGTTTTTCTTCAGACCAAATTGTAGTTTTAAAATAATCTATTGAATGCATGTTATTTATATGGATTTCCACAATGCCAACTTACTAGTGAATATCGCACTCCTTTCTTTACTGGTTTTACTCTATGCCAAACAAAACTAGGAAATACAATGATAGATCCTTTTGGTAATATTTCTTTGCATTGCACTCTATGTTGAGACTCGTCTCTTAAATGAGGTTCGTAATTTCTAAAATCAAATTCCAACTCTCCACCTTCATACTCTGAGCCATCTGTTAATTGACAAGTCATAGATAATTTTCTAATTTTACCATGCTCTGGACTATTAGTATCTTTACGTTCATAAGGTTTATTCCAACTATCACAATGCCAATTATAAAAATGATTTAATTTATATTTTGTAAATTGACAATGTTCACTATTATTCCATTCAAAATTCCAACCTGCATTTTTATTTGCTATGTGTACGTATGGTTGAATTTCTTTATATATCCAAGCTTCGTTTAACCATACTAAATCTGACTTTCGTATTTTTTGTAAATTGTTAAAATCTTGCTTAGTTAAATTTTCTTTATTTTCAAAATTGCCAGTCATAGCCATAACTTCTTTTTGTTTATTAGCATAAGCTATTAAATCATCACAAAATTTAGGTGTAAGTGCACTGGTAAAATACCAGTAATAATTTTGTAAGTTCATATTACTTTAAACCACCCTGTTACAATATACTTTTCTTGTTTTTTAGATATCACCCCTCTATGCGGATGAGTAAAATAAGCAGGCCATAAAATTAAATCACCTTTTTTACATTCTAATTCTATGTCTTGATAGGGAAAATAAGTTCCCCCTTTTTTAACATTATTACAATATAACATATAAACCAATTCTCTTTGAACAGTAGCAAGGTTTCCTTTTTCATAATGAGTATTAAAATAACCACCTCCTTTTTTATAGTGTTGAATTAAATGAGTAGGTTCAGTTCTTAAAGAAGTAGTAAGTTGATATTTAATCATGTACTCTCTAAGATAGTTACTTAAATATTTAAAAAATTTTAAAATATTTTTATCTGTTGATTCGTTAAAAAATAAAACATCTGTAGAATCTTTTACTTCTTTATCAACTTGTCCATTTCCAGACATTCCAATTCTTTTATACTCTTTATTGTTTTTATGATATTTAATAAAAAAATCACATAAATTAAAAGGCATTTTATATTTTTCTATAAAATTACGTTTGATCATAAGTTATTGTTTGTACAAAGTTCAAACTACGTTTTTGATTATTAGTTATGTAGTACATATTAGTTGATGGAAACATAATAAATTTATTATTTTCTAAAGGTATATTCCAAGTATTTCCTTTTTTTCTATTATTATCATAATGAATAGTAACGTTACATTCTTCAATAAGAACTCCATAAAGTAATACAAAGTCAGGTGAGTTTTGTAAGTCGACTGGATTAATATGTAATAAAGGAATTGTTGTTTCTGTAGGTTTATAAATATTTCCCCAAGTTTCCTTATTTTGTAAATCTAATTTATGTCGTAAACGAATATGTTCAATTATATACTTGTTTAATTTACTCCAAGTTCTAGAAAATAAAAACTCAGAATTTCTAATATTTGATTGTAAAATATAATTGCTTAATTCATTTCGATCAATTTCCCAATCTTTAGGCATGGTAACATCACCATAATAAATTGCTTGCTCACTTAATACTTTCTTTTGCATACCACATACCTTTATATATTAGGCGTTTGCGTCTGTCAAATCCCAACTTTGTGCTGACTCATTCCAAACATAAATCCAATGATTAGAGGCTGGTGTAACTGTTCCATCTCCTGCAACTGTGTCTGTGCTTTGAGTTTTTTGTGTATCTGTTAAAGCAGGTGCATCTCCAATTGGAGATTTCCATCTAGCATTAGTTGTATCTTTTACCCAAGAAGCAAAAGGTTTGGGAGGCCAAAATATATTGTTTGTTGAATCCCATTCATAACCAGTTAATGGATAATTTCCTCTAAATGGAGTTCCACTTAATTTGTGTGTATTTTCAAAAGTATTATAAGAACACTTAATCCATTTTTCTGCAGGCCAGTCATGTAGTGTTTGTAAAAATTGTTGACCTACTGATTCTGTTTCAACACCTTCTGAGTTTTGAGTATCGCTGTCAGCTACAACATGAACTGTTAAAACTTCGTTGCTATCTGATATTTTTGCAAAATGTGCCATAATTTTCCTATTGAAATTTGTACCTTATAATAACCACACCTGAACCACCACTGCCTGGACCACCACCACTTTGTCCTCTTGATCCACCTCCACCACCAGTATTAGCTGTTCCGTTTCCACCATTAGTCGCTCCACCTCCTCCAGGTCCAGCAGGTGAAGAAGAATAACTTCCAGCTCCGCCGCCACCTCTAGTTACAGGTGATGCTGTAATTGAAGAAGCTGTTCCGTTTCCTCCACCAGATCCAGTTGAGTATCCAGTATATCCAAAACCAGCTTGTTGAGCACCACCACCGCCAGTTCCAAAATTTGAGTTTGCATTTGCTGTAGGAGGAGATCCCGGCCATACACCACCAGGATTACCTTGACTTGGACTAACAGGAGGATCATTTCCATTTCCGTGAGCACTTGTGCCACCAGGTCCAACTTTATTGAGGCCTCCACCAGATCCACCCGGTTGACCATTTCCAATTCCATTTGGTTGACTTCCACCCTCACCACCACGTGTAGATGTTATATCACTAAAAACTGAATTCGCTGCAGAACCACCTACAGTAATTGAATAACCTTGAACAGAAACAGGTCTTCCTGAACCTGCATTTAAAGGACTAGCTGAATAACAATCAGAAGAAGCTACACCTTCTCTATATCCTCCAGCTCCCCCACCTCCTCCTTTACCATGTCCTCCTCCAGCTCCACCACCAGCGATTACCATGTAAGAAACTGTAGTTGAACCTCCAGGTTTACCTGCATTTGATACACAAAAAGTACCATCACTATTAAATGTGTGAATTTTAAAATTACCTGAAGTTGTTATTGTACCACCTGTTGCAGCAATAAAAGGACTAGCACCTGCACCACCAGATCCAAACCCTAAAATTTGATAACCAAAAGATCTTGTTTTTATTTTTGGTAAATTTTTAGTGCTCTTACTAGAGGTAAGTTTATTTTTTATTTCTCTCATATTCTATTTCCTTACGCGTCGTTTGCAGCATCAGTAGTGAAGAATAATTTAATACCTAATAATTTTGCATCAGCTGTTAAACTATCTGCTGATACATCTCTTGATACTTGAAAGAAAACATATTCATCTGTGCTAGGTGATCCTGCAATTGTAACTGCTCCACTTTCTGCTGTAACTGCTAAGTCATTTGCTGTTCCACTCATTGCTTTTGCTGTAGGTAGAACTGCAGTACCAAATGCAGTATTAAGACTTCCATCATCAGCTAACGCTACACCTGCTAAAGACCATGCTGTAGTTCCTGTGTTTGTTGTGTTAGCTGTAAAAAATGCTTGAAAAGTTACTGTGCCTTCATTCCATGATTTAGGAAAAGCAACAGCAAATTGTGCAAACTCGTCTGAGTCTTTGTCAAAGTCCAAAGATTTTAATTCTGGACCATTACTTAATTCTGTTTGTTCTAGATCTGCACAACCATTTGTAGAATTAGGATACATTGCAGAAGCTGGAACCCAAATAGTTTCTTTACCTGCAATTTTAATTGCTCCAGTTGCATCTGCAGCATCTACTGCTTTAGCAACTCCAGTTCCGTTAGGAGAAATAGTTATATCTCCATTAGCAGCATCTGTAATTGTAATAGTTCCTGAATCAGTTCCAGAATTCGTACTTAAAATAAGATCGGCAGCTCCACCTGTTGTTACTGTAAGTGTTCCTGCACCATTTGAAGTTAAAACAGCTGCTGCTCCAGCATCTCCAACTTTTGTAGTATCAGCTGAAAGAACAACATCTCCTGTACCATTCGGAGCAATTGTAATATCATTGTTAGCTGCATCTGTAATTGTAATGGTACCTGAATCAGTTCCACTGTTTGTACTTAAAACTAAATCTGTAGCACCACCAGTAGTTACTGTAAGCGCTCCTGCTCCATTTGAAGTTAATGTAGCAGCTGCTCCAGAATCTCCAACTTTTACAGTATCAGCAGCAAGAACTACATCTCCAGTTCCTTTTGGTGTAATGTTTATATCAATGTTACTATCACCACCTGTAGATGATAAAGTTGGTCCTGCGCTAGTTGCAGCATTTGCAATTGTAAATTCGTTTACTGCAGAACTTGTTGCAGTTAATAAAGCTAATTCATTTCCGTTAGTATCTAAAATAGAAGTTCCTATTTTAGGACTAGTTAAAGTTTTGTTTGTTAAAGTTTGTGTTCCAGTTAATGTAACATCTCCAGCTGGTAAAGTATCAATGTCTGGATTAGTTCCATCATTTGCAGTAGCAAATACAAGAGCATCACCTTTATCACCTGCTGCAAAAGTAAATGAGTCACCACTTCCTGATACATATTTAAATTGTACTGTATATGAACCTGAAGTTGAGTTTCTTAAAAAATAAAATGTTTGAACATCTAGAGGTATAGTTACGATTTGATTTCCTGTAATTGTTCCCGTGAACTCAATCATTCTATGAGATAGAGTTGCTCCTGTTGATCCATCAGAAACTGATAGAGTTGTAGTTTGTGCACTACCAGCAATTGATTGTGTAGTATATCCACCAGAAATTTGTTCTATAATTTGTAAATTAGTATTAGTTTTCGTCCCCCATGTACCGGCATTTTCACCAGTTGCTTGAAGTTCTACCCCTAAAGGTGTGTATGTTGATGCCATAAATTTTATCTCCTATGCAGCGTCAGTATAACTTGTATTTGATCCACTTGCAACATCTGAATATGTATCATTTGATCCAGTAGAAACATTACTGTATGAAGTGTTGCTTCCAGTTGAAACATCAGAATACGTATCATTTGATCCTGTTGCAACACTTGTATACGATGTATTTGATCCTGTGTCAATATTTGCGTAAGATTCTATTCCAAGTAAACCTACGCTAGCAGTAATTGTATCTGTTAATAAACCTTGAGTTATATCAGCTAAAGTTATTGATCCTATACTTACTGTTGATGATATTCCAGTTAAAGGAACCCCTATACCAACAGTAAGAGATCCTACTGAAACAGTTGCAGATACACCTGTTGGATTTATTAATTCAATTGCTCCTGTCGTAATACTTCCAAGAGAAATTGTTGAAGAAACTCCTGTAATTTCACTTGGACCAAATTCTAAACCTAAAGTTCCTAAACTAGCTGTTGAAGCTACACCTGATATTGGCTCAGTGCTTACACCAAAAGTTAATCCTAAAGTTCCCAAACTTACTGTTGAAGTTTGTCCACTAACTGCAACTGTTGGACTAATTACAAAACTAACACTTCCAACATTTGTTGTTGCCGCTTGACCAGATAACTCATATACAAATTCTAATGTAGAAGTTCCTAAACTTGCAGTTGCTTCTCTTCCAACTAAAGGAATAACTTGATTTGTAGATTCACCCCAAGAAAGATCTCCCCATTCATCTCTACCCCAACCAACTAAAGTTCCAACATAAGACATTGTTGGTGTTGCAAAAGTTGATTCTACACCTGTAATAGGAATTGTTATTTCCCCAAAAACATTTGGACTTCCAACACTAGAAGTCATTGAGTGATTAGCACCTATCATTTCTAATAGGTATGTAACACCCATAGTTATAGATCCTGGAGAAGCAGTTGCTTCTAAACCTGAAATAGATACAGTTTCATCTCTGCCTTCACCCCAGTCAGCAGTATTCCAAGATAGTCTTCCCCAACCAGTTTGATTAGATTCTTCTGTTGTACCTAAAGAGGCTGTAAGACCAAAACCTTCAACTGAAATAACTGGATCAAAACTTTCGCCCCACGGCTCACTGCTCCAACCATCTCTTCCCCAACCTTGTGCTGAATATGCAACCGCATCTCCTATAGAAAAACTTGCAGATACTCCCGTTGGAAAAACTATTTCATCATTGATTTGACCCCAAGATCCATTATTCCAATCTTCAGCACCAAAACCTGTAGTTACAAGTGTAGATCCACCCCATTGAGATTGATCCCAAGTGAGTCTGCCCCATCCTGAAGTTACGTCGGGCACGATGACCCTCCTATGCTATACGGATTATTGCGTTACTTGCGTCTGCTGTTGGAAATTGAATTGTGAAAGTTCCAGAAGAAACTGTTTTATCACCACCAAAAGCAATGACAGCAACAGCTTTGTCAGATTGTGAATCATTATATATCAACGCACCATTTGCTGTAAAAGATGCTGAAGTATAACTAACGTCTGCAAAATCACAGATTGCAGTTGTTCCAGAAGTAGTTGGTGTAACACTTGTTAATGTTGCTCCACCTGCAGTGTATGCAGTTCCTGAAGAGTTTGTAATTTCGTTTGATGTTGAATAAGCTGTAGTCGAAGCACCTAAAGATGCATCACTTGTAAATAAAGCTATTTTAAAAGTGTTACCACTTGTTGCTGTAAAGTTGTGTGTTCCAACTAAAATTTCTTGTTTAAAACTTGTACAAATTGCTGATGTTATTGCCATAATTTACTCCTACGGGTTTGCTGAGTTTACTGGTATACGAACAGCGCCATCAGTGTAGTCATCTCTTCGTCTTCTACCAACTTGCTCGTTAGCAAACTTCTGTACCTCTTGTTTATATTTATTCTCATATAAAGTCAACATATCTATTGGACCTTTTAAAAAACCATATGTTTCTGATAGACAACAATATAAAAGCCCATTTGGAAAATTAAGACTAATATAATTACTCGTATTATCTGAAGCTAAAGTAGCTGGCATTTTATTAAAATGCACTCTAAATTTGTATGTTGCATCAGGAACCGGAGCTACAAATATACGTCCAGAGTTAGTGTCACCATCTCCTGTTGCTCCACCAAACATAGCATAATATTTAGGCTGTCCTCTTTTTGCTGAAGCTGTTGAAGAAACATACTCTTGTAGGTAAGTTACGTCTTTTTTTTCTAACCAAATATTAGGACCTGTAGTAGCAGAAGTTGAGTCGTAAACTTGAATTCCTCTAATAAATAATGCTCCTCCAGGAGAATTAATTGATTCTTGTCCTACAACCAAATTACCGGTTTGTTGAACTCTGTCTGCATCAATTGGAACATCTCTCATTATCCTATATTGAGAATTAAGAATAATGTTTTCTAAAATATCTGTTGTCAAAACATTAGAATCTGTTTCTGTATAGTTTCTAATTTGTGTAACTAGTCCGCTGTAACTTATTCCCGCCATTACTTAATATCTCCTTTATGTTTTAAACGTATCTTTTTTTGTTTTGCTGTTTCTTCACGTTCAACTTCATCATACATTACAAGATGCGGTTCTCTTTTTTCTGGGTTAAATATATTTTTAATCCAATTTAAAAAAATTTTAATCATGCTTCTATAGTTACAGGTCCTATTGAACAACCGTAACCTCCTCCTTTTATATTACCACTTGTAGCAGTATTTGTGTCAACTGTAAAAAAGAAAAAATTATTTGTTAAATAATCATTCGATGCATCTCTTGCACCACTTTTATATTTTCCAGTTCTTATTGTATAACCTGCAGATTTAGCAATATTAGATCCTGCTATGCCATCAAAACTTGCTGGATTAGAATATGTAAATGCGCTTCCCGCAGAAGTAGTTGGTGGTCCTCTAAATCTATAAGTAGTATTATCTGTCAATCCATGTCCAGGTGAAAATACATTTATAATTCCAGAACTTGCAGCGTATGTTTCAAAACCATTTTCAGGTATTCTTACAGTTGTTGCTGGTTCTGTTCTATCAGGTCTTACATTATTTAATGCAACTCCATCTCCACTAATTGGTTTTGGTTCTAACTGTGGTTGTTTAGGTTCGTATTCTGAAACATGAACAAACGCACCATTCCATTCTCTAACCATTTCTCTGTACGGAAATTCCATACCTGATCTATCTGATATTGCTCGTGCGTATTTACCTGTTGCGTATTTAGACATTAATTACCCCCAGCTCCTAGAGGTTTTCCAACACTTCCACCCATAGCATATTCTCCAGGTTGATATCCTTTTTCTTTTAATCTTTTTTCTAGTTTAGAAAAATCTTTTGTTTTTAAAAAATCTACGTATAGATCCATTAACTCATCATCATTTGTGTTTTCAATAAAATCTTTAAAACTTCCGTATTCCATTATGATCCTGGGTAATAAGCTTTAGGTGTAATGTATGTACTTGAAGCTGATCCATCTTCTGCTAAAGCTCTAGCTAATTCATCTTCATAATATAATTTCATTTGCTGAACTAACTGTGGTTGATATTTTTGTGCTAAATAAAAAGCTAATCCTGAAGTCATACAAGGAACAAATCTAAAAGGTATGTCTGTTGCATTTGTATAATCTCCAATGTCTTGAATTCTTTTTATATAATAAAAATGCATATCTTTAGATGCATTTGTAGAATCTGGTGTTGGGTAAATACTAATACTTACATAATCAATAAATCTTTGAACCCAATATTGATTAGGTGTACCTTTAGAAAGTTTATTTGAAAAACCTGCATAAGTTGATCTATCAACTTTTGTCATTGGTGAATCTGATTGTGTAGTTTGAGTTCTATTAGATCTTAACTGTGCTTCAAGAACATCGGACATTCCATAAATTCCAGAGGGTGTTGATGTAGCACTTGTGCCATCACCACTTGCTCTATAAAATTTATATTCAGCTTGTCCTTCAATTAAATCAAGATTAGCTTCTGCTATTTCCCAATAATGAATACCTCTATTACCCCATTCTTGAAATAAAATATTAAGAGATCTTCTAGCTGATTTCATTTGATAACCAGCTACAGAATTTAATCCGATACGCTCGTATGCTTCTTCTATAATTTCATCAATAGAAAAAGTTTTGTCGAACGTTGTAGTTCCCGAAGTAGTATTAGCCATTTAAACTCCTACTCGTATTCTTTTATCCACTCGCAAACAACTGTTCCTGTATCTCCCGCTGCGCAAGCTGGTAAAACTATATTTACATCTCCAGTGAAATTTGTTGCTTCAGTATTTTTTAGACCACCAAAATCAGAATAGTCGTATGACATTTCACCATTTAGTGTTTGAAATACTACATCTGTATCAGCATCCCATTGCATACGTAAAGCATCTGCAGGTGCAGTTACTGAAACGTTACAACTAACTTTATTTAATCTTACAGTTAGGCAACTTTTACCTGCTGGGCTTTTTGCTAATGCAGAAACGTCAACTATTTTAGTTGTGCTTCCTGAGTTATCAGAAACTACATTGTAGTGAGTGATAAGTTTTTTTGATCCATCAAATACTGTTGTATTTAATACTGTGTCCGCCATGTTTTTTCCTCCTTTTAAAGAGCGCCTGCATTACCAGACGCTCCGAGTTAATTTATTTATTAAGACGCAAATACAAATGCACCAGTAGTTTGAGTAGTTTCTCTAGCTAATGATGTTGCAATGTGCCATGTACCTTTTTCATAACAAATGAAAGCTATTTGTCCAGCTGTTGTTAAAAGGTTTGTTGCTGCGTTAGCAGGTGTGAAAGTTAATAAAGTTTCACCAGATGCTGAAGTATCAAAAGTTACTTCTGATGAACCTCTTGATTCAATTACTGAACCAGTTGCATATGCATCTGAACCAGCACAATCAAAAGATAGAGTTGCAGTTCCGCCAGTAGTGTCTTTAGACTGACAGTAAACAACAACAGTTCCTTGTGTTGCTGCAGGTAAAGTTGCTGCACATGCTGCTGCACCTGTGTAGTTTACTACAGAAATAGTATCAGCCGCTAAAGTTAGCGTAGATGCCGTTGCTACATCTGAGATAGATAAACCAGTTAAGTCAGGCATACCTGAACTCATTCTAGTTGTTACTGCTCCCGTAGTTGCGT